ACTAGCCACAGGTGGTCGTGCAATTATTACATCTACTCCAAACTCCGATGAAGATGAGTTTGCACTTATATGGAAAGGTGCTAACAAACGTGAAGACGAATACGGTAATGAAACAGAATTAGGTGTTAATGGATTTCATGCTTACTTAAGTATATGGAGTGATCATCCAGAAAGAGACGAAGATTGGGCAAATGATGAACGTGGACGTATTGGTGATGAACGTTTTAGAAGAGAGCATTTATGTGAATTTATCATTAATGATGAAACACTTATTAATGCATCTAAACTGTTTGATTTAGAAGGTGTAGAACCTTTATACAAACACGGACAAGTACGTTGGTATAAAAAACCAGAAAAAGGACGTATGTATTGTATAGCATTAGATCCAAGTTTAGGAACAGGTGGCGATCCATCTGCAATTCAAGTATTTGAAGCTGACAGTTTAATACAAGTAGCAGAGTGGAGACACAATAAAACACCTATTCCGCAACAAATACGCATAATGCACGAGATAGCGACACATATTAATGACGAAATAGATGATCCACAAAGTATATATTTCACAATGGAAAACAACACATTGGGTGAAGCGGCATTGTTGAGTTTAGCAGAATTTGGTGAAGAACAAATTCCAGGTATGTTATTAACAGAAAATAAAAAAGCAGGTTCAAGTAGACGTTATAGAAAAGGATTTACTACAACACACAAAACCAAATTAAGTGCTTGTGCTAAATTAAAAACACTTATCGAAACAGGTAAGATTACAATTAATAGCAAAGCATTGGTTACAGAGTTAAAAGGATTTGTAGCACGTGGTAGCAGTTATGCGGCTAAACCTGGAATGACAGATGACTTAGTTATGTCTACTGTGCTAATTGTTCGTATGTTACAAACACTACAAAACTACCATCCATCACTTAGTTCTCAGATACAAGACTACAATGATTCAGTAATTGAACCAATGCCTTTCATTTTGTTTTAAGATAAATACATTACTATGCAAAGCACTACAGAAAAAGAATTATATGACATCTTGTTAAGTAAAGACTACGATGTCAATACATTAGATGCCACAGGCAAATCAGTGACTGATGTAGATGAAGCTAATATCTTTAGTTTTGATTTCACACCTTATGGTAAAAATTACGGAACTATTGTTGTACTATTAGGTAACAACAATGAATTTGAAATTTACTTTGGTGACAACATTGGTAAAGGTTTAGACAGAGACGCCAAAAATTCTTGGTATGATTTATTATATCAAATGCGTATGTTTGCCAAACGCAATATGTTGAGTTTTACACTTAAAAACATCAACAAACTAAAACATACAATGAAAGGCATGGCCGCAATCAAAGAAGGTTTATTTGAAGGATGGCGCGGAACATCTAAGTCTAGTTACAATGAAAACAAAGACAAAACTAGATTAATCATTAGACACAGTAAAAAGATTGGTGAAGGTGATCAACGTTTTAGAAACATTAGTAGTATTTTTATTGAAAACAAACAAGGTGAACGTTTCAAAGTTCCATTTAATAACATAACTGGTGCCAGAGCAATGGCTAGACACGTTGCCGAAGGTGGTACACCGTATGATATATTTGGTAATCACATAACGGAAACAGTTAACAATATTAATACAATAACTAAATTTTTACGTGTAAGAAATCTTGAGGAGAGTAGTGTTAACAAAAAAATTCTAGAAGTATGTAAACGCTATAAAAAGAAGTTTAAAGAAAATATTAAACAGATTAGTGGAATGCGTGGTTACAAGCAATATCAAGAATCATGGTCTCCTACAACGATAGAGAAAAGTGATGCATTAATCGAAAAGATTAGTGAACACTTAGTACCAGAAGGTAGTAACGACAGTAGAATTACTGATGTACTTCCGGTACTTGCTGGTTTGATTGGTGAACAACCAGTAGTTGAAAATAATGTAATGGAGAGTAATACTATGAAAGAAATAGCATTGTTTGAAAACTGGGCAACAACCTTGGCAGAAGGCACTTGGGCAATACCCAATACACCCGAACAACAAGACAAATTAAGACAGATGTTAGCAAGTGAAGTTCCAGTTGGAACAGATGCTACCAATGCAACAGAACTTCTATACGATATTATAGGTGATGATAAATTATTCGATCAGTTAGGTGAATTAGCAGATAAAGATCCTAATGCTGATGCACGACCTTTAATCATTGATTGGATTAAAACAGAAGGATTAAGTATAGACGGTCTACAAGATCTCATACCACAATCATAATTTAGGTTATATTAGTAACACCTAAAGAAGACTTTAGGTAATCCATGAAATTTTTCCTTGATGTAAAAATTTATAATTACATCATGTTTTTTAATAAAACATTTGGAATACCATAAATAAAGTTGTTACATAGTTAACAACATTCAGTACACACCGTGAAGGCAGTATTGATTTAGGTATAATATAGGTATAACATAGGGAGAAAAAGTAATGGCTTCATTAGCAGACATTCGTGCCAGACTCGCGGCACAAGAAAACAAACCACAACAAAGTAATAATCAATCAGGTGGTTTAACTTATCCACATTGGAAAATTGACGAAGGACAACAATCTATTGTTCGTTTCTTACCAGACGCAAATCAAGACAACCCATTCTTTTGGGTAGAACGTGCTATGATTCGTTTGACATTTCCAGGTATTAAAAACGGTGACCCTAAAGAGGTTTCAGTACAAGTGCCTTGTATGGAAATGTATGGTGAAGGCGAAGTATGTCCAATCCTACAGGAAGTTCGTCCTTGGTTCAAAGATAAGAGTTTAGAAGATATGGGACGTAAGTATTGGAAAAAACGTACTTATGTATTTCAAGGTTTAGTACACCAAGATCCACTTAACGAAGAAGATGCACCACAGAATCCTGTTCGTAAGTTTATGATCAGCCCACAAATCTTTACTATTATTAAGTCTAGTTTAATGGATCCAGATATGGAAGATTTACCAACAGATTACAATAATGGTTTAGATTTTCGTATTACTAAAACTAGTAAAGGTGGTTATGCTGACTATTCTACATCAAGTTGGGCACGTAAAGAAAGTGCTTTAACAGAAGAAGAGCGTAATGCTATTGACAGTTTTGGTCTTAACAATCTAAACGATTTCTTACCACCAAAACCAAATGAAGTAGAACTTAAAGTTATTAAAGAAATGTTTGAAGCATCAGTAGATGGTCAACAATATGATGTTGAGAAGTGGGGTAACTACTATCGTCCATACGGAGTAGACGCACCAGCATCAACAACTACAACAACTGAAAGTACTACAACAGCGGCAACACCTACTCCAACTCCAGTAGTTGAAGCAGCACCAGTAGAAACAACTACAGCTGCCCCAACAACGGAAGCACCAGCTACTGAAACAGCTGGAGCAAGCAAAGTAGATGATATTCTTGCCCAAATAAAAGCAAGGCAAAACGCATAATAGTTTGTTCTGACGTTTACTCTATGCCATTATTCCCACTAAAGGATTTGGTGTAGAGTTCTCGTTACAATTTGAGGAGATGTGTTATGTTTGGAATATTAGAAATATTTGTAATAAGTAATATTGTAATGATTTCGACAGTTCTATATTTTGTTAGTAATAATGAAAAATAACATATTAGTAACTAGATTTGGACACGGTGCAGGTGGTAAGTTTTTAAGTACCATTCTGCAGACAAGTGATTGTGTTGGACATTGGTCATATGTTGTTCAAGATAATAAAAAAAGTGATTTAATTAATAAGTTACATATAGAATATGTAAAAAGAACATTAATACAAAATTACAAGGATCATTTATCAAATGAACCTATGGTTCCATACAATACTGATTTCTATAGTAGTAGTCTTCCTAGAGGGAATGAAATAACTTACAAACAATTTTGTGAATATCTTAAAGACGACATATACTTTAAACGTGATAATAACAAACACCTTTTCAATTTAATCTTCAGTAAGAATATATTACCAGTTTTTTGTAACGGTTCAAAAGTTATAACTGTAACACATGAAAGTAAAGCCGAACAAGATTGGTTATATGAAACGTTATGGAATAAACACTTTTATGAAACAGAAAATGAAATTAGATATATTCCATACGATCCTGAATTATGTAACTTTAAAAGTTTACCATTAGTATTAAAATATAACAACAAATACAAGTTTAAAAAAACTGATAAGAATGTAATAATTGAAAAGTATATAAAAAATAATCCAAACGTTTTACCATTTGCTAATCAATCAGATATAAATGTTGACAATATCGATAACTATTTTTTTAAACTAAAGTGGTTATTAAATAAAGAAAGTTTTATAGTCGAGATTGAAAAAGTTTTTAACTATTTCAAATTAAGTAACTTTGACATCAAACTTCTTAAAGAAATGCATAGTATATGGTTACAACACCAAGTTGTATATAAAAATAAACACGATCTCAATGTATGACTATATAACAATAAATGGATTACAAAAAAATGATAGTAAGTTAGATATATGGATCTAACTAAACAAGAGAACATACGTAATATTAAACGTATGAAAGAATTAAAATAAACAAGGAAGTAATACGATGGCAAAACCATTTGACGTAAGTAAGTTTAGAAAGAATATTACTAAATCCATTGATGGACTTAGTATTGGTTTTAACGACCCTACTGATTGGGTAAGCACAGGTAACTATGCATTGAATTATCTTATTAGTGGTGATTTTCACAAAGGTGTACCGTTAGGTAAAGTGACTGTATTTGCTGGTGAATCAGGCGCAGGTAAATCATATTTTGCTAGTGCTAATATTGTAAAGGCGGCACAAGAACAAGGTATTTTTGTTGTGTTAATTGATACAGAAAATGCATTAGATGAGAAATGGTTGCATGCATTAAACGTAGACACATCTGAAGACAAACTACTGAAACTATCAATGGCAATGATTGATGATGTAGCTAAAACAATTAGTAGTTTTATGGCAGATTACAAAGCAATGGCGGAAGAAGAAAGACCTAAAGTATTGTTTGTAATTGATTCATTGGGTATGTTACTAACACCAACCGATGTGGATCAGTTCGACAAGGGTGACTTAAAAGGTGACTTGGGACGTAAACCAAAGGCACTTACAGCACTTGTACGTAACACAGTTAATATGATTGGTGCTTACAATGTAGGTATTGTTGCTACTAATCATACATACGCATCACAAGATATGTTTGATCCAGATGATAAAATTTCAGGTGGACAAGGATTTATCTATGCATCTTCTATTGTTGTAGCAATGCGTAAACTCAAGTTAAAAGAAGACGAGGAAGGTAATAAGACTACAGAAGTAAAAGGTATTAGAGCCGCTTGTAAAGTAATGAAAACAAGATATGCTAAACCTTTTGAAGCAGTACAGGTAAAAATTCCATACGAGACTGGAATGAATCCGTACAGTGGACTTGTAGACTTAGCAGAAAAACAAGGACTACTTAAAAAGTCTGGAAATAGACTGCAGTACGTAGTTAAATCAACAGGTGAAGAAATCCTACAATTCCGTAAGGCGTGGGAACGTAATGATGATGGATGTTTAGACATTGTCATGGAAGATATGTCAAATTACGAAGAACCAGTACCTGTACAAGAAGAAGAAATCATAGAAGACATAAATAGCGAAGTTATTGATAACGAAGTTATGGAGGAAATGGATGAGTCTTGATTTACATTTAGAAATTATGGAAGTGATGCTAGAGCATATTCCTGATCACAAAGACGCACTTGAAGATTTTGTTGCTAAGTTAGTAGAACATGGTTATGACGCAGAAGAGATTGCAGCTGCTACTACTAACGAAGAAATCAAAAAAGTGTGTACTGACTATTCGGATGAGGTTGAAGTAGACGAGGACGAAGACGAATACGAGGAAGAATACGATTGGGATGACTAACCAAATCGTAAAAGTAGAACCTACTGAAAATGTATTTTCTATTACTTGGAGTTTAGGTAGACGATGTAATTATGACTGTATGTACTGTCCTAGTGAATACCACAACAATACAGACAAACATAGAAGTTTATCTAAACTTAAAAATTACTGGTTAGACATACTCAGTAAAACAAACAGAAACAAATACAAAATTGCCTTTACTGGTGGAGAAGTAACAAGTAATAAAGATTTCCTTGTTTTTATTCAATGGTTACACGAGAACTACAAACACAAAATCTCACAAATATTACTTACAACTAATGGTAGTGCATCGTATGGTTACTATGTAGAACTTTTCAAATACGTAGATAATATTAGTTTTAGTACACATACAGAACATATTATTGAATCAAAGTTTTTCAAAACAATAATCGATTTAAGTAAAACAATTACTAATGATAAATTCTTACACGTTAATATTATGGACGAATATTGGGCAGAAGATAGAATAGTCAAATATAAGAACCTATTAGATCAACACAATATAAGCAATGCCATAAATTTAATTGATTACAACAAGAAGATTAGGGACAATCCAATTATAAAAAGTAAACTAGATTATGAATTTTGAAAATCATAAATTTTATAATACTAAAGTTACATTAGACAATGGTGAAGAATGGAATCTTAATGCCGATTGGATTCACAATCATAAATTTGATAACTGGTTCGGTTATAAGTGTCATGCAGGTGTTGATAGGATATCAATAGACTACAACAATGATGTGTATAGTGGAATGTGTAATAATGACCTATTAGGTAATCTCGATACAGATTGGCAACTATTAAACCATCCAACAATGTGTAAATTTGATTACTGTACAGGATGTACAGATGACCTTATAGTAAAAAAATACAAAGATGATTGATCAACATTTTCCAATTAAAACTGATCCCGCCTGTGCGTTAAAATGGTCATGGAGTACAGTCATATTAAGAAATGCTCGGACAATGTCGTGTCACCGAGTTAAGGCAAATAATTTAACAGTCGAAAACTTTAAAAACTTTCATAATACACCTGAAAAAATTAAAGACAGAGAATTAATGTTAAAAGGTCAATGGCCTAATGATAGGGGTTGCCAGTACTGTAAAAATATAGAAGAATCTGGTGGTGTAAGTGACAGAATGATGATGAACAACATTCCTGACTCATACACGAATGATGTAGTGACTGATCAAACAATAACAAATGTTAATCCTTCAATACTTGAAGTTTACTTCGATAATGTTTGTAATATGGCTTGTACATATTGTTTAGATGGGTTAAGTAGTAAGATAGAACACGAAAACAACAAATACGGCAAATTTGAAAGTAATGGTGTTGTTATAGAAAACACTGGACAAAAGATTGACAATAGTGAACAAATAAAAGATGAATTTTGGTTGTGGATGAAAAATAATTCTTCTTGTTTGAAACGTTTTCATTTTTTGGGCGGTGAACCATTTTTTCAAAAAGACTTCGACGATGTTATTGAATTTTTTCTAACACATCCAAATCCTGACTTAGAGTTTAACATAGTAAGTAACTTAAGTATAAATCCGGAAAAGTTCAAAACATACATAGAGCGTATAAAAAAATTAAAAGATAACGATTGTATTAAACGTTTTGATTTAACAGCAAGTATAGATTGTTGGAATGAAGCACAAGTATATGCACGGCACGGTTTAAATTTGGAATGGTTTGAAGAAAATATGGAATATCTTCTTACACACGATGAATGGTTAAGAATTAACATACATCATACTATAAGTGCGTTGACTATAAAGGATATGCCTGATCTATATGTAAAGATTAATAAATGGCGTGAACAAAAAAACATTTATACATATATGTGTCTTATTTCATTAATAAGTCCACACTGTGAATACCAACACCCAAATATATTTAAATATGATGTTTGGAGAGATTCACTTGATAAAGTAAAAGAATTAATGATGGATGCTAGAAACAAAGCAGAGAATGTGTGGGATTTTGATAATGAATTAAATGCCCTAGACGGTATCATGAAGAGTTTAGGTAATATTGATCAAAATAAATTTGATTTAATAAGTAAAATGAATACATATTTAACAGAGTTAGATAGAAGACGTAATACAAACTGGAAACAAATATTTCCTCATTTAGCAAAATATGTGGTATAACAAAATAACAAGTAGTCTAGGTCAATTACCAAATTTCATAAGTTATTATGAAAGTGAACTCACAAATGCAAAGTCAGATGTTGCTGTTCATGGACACGTTGAAACAAATATTAAGGAATTACCTGGTGTAACGGAACATCGTTTCCACCAACTACAGGAAATAGAAGCAGTACTGGAATACCTAAACATAGAATTACGTAGAATAAGACGTAAACACTTTAAATCATATTTAGAAAACTATCAACGTAGCCTTTCTAGTAGAGATGTAGAAAAGTATGTAGACGGTGAAGATGAAGTTGTTGATATGGAAATATTAATTAACGAAGTAGCCTTATTACGTAACAAATGGTTAGGTATCATGAAAGGATTGGATACTAAACAATGGCAACTTGGACATATAGTTAAATTACGTACTGCTGGAATGGAAGATATTACATTGTAATGCCAACATTTCCATTTTTCAAATTTATAAATGGTGTTGTTGTATATGAAATTTGGCCTAATAACAGTGATCACTATTATGACGGAACTTTTGATAAAGTATTCCAACAACAATTAAGCAACGAACAAATAAACTTACAACCTGGCGATAAATTGATTGTTAATTGTTGCAATGAAGGTCCGGGTCCTGTAGAACTACTTCAACCTCTTGATTATTTAACAAAACACTATGATGTACGTGTGTTATTTAATTCTGCTATAACACAACAAACAGAATATCCTTATATGTGTTACATCGAACATATGGTAAATCATTGTGGATTCGTTGATCACATAGATAGTTTAGATGTTGATTGGGAAAATATAACAATTGAAAAATCATTTATATCTTTAAACCGTAGAGCAACATTAGAAAGATGTAAGTTAACAAAAAAACTATTAGATAATTTTGACCATGACACATTTTTAATTAGTTGTGGATCAGAAAAAAATCCTATTTGGAATAATTCCGAACATCCACAATACCAACAGTTCCACAATGCAGTACATCCGCACAAAATTCCAATATTACTAGATGGTGAAATTGGTGGAATGGATGATCAACATTGTAATACTACTAATAATTGGTTTTCATGTTTACTCTATGTTGTCACTGAATCA